ATTCTTGTATATAATCTATATTTATTTATAAATTATAGATTTGAAAGAAACTCTTGGAACAATTGTACTTTATGTTCTTGAAGAGTTTTTTCATCAACTAATGTATTGATTCTACGCTTAGTTGACTCAGCGAGTTTTTCACGAAGAATTCCTCCTTCCCAAACCCACTCTTTACCTTCCATAATTCCCTGAACAAAAGCGTCAGGAGCAGAAGGATCGGCAACGATATCAGCAGCAGTTGCAAGCATAAAATCTTCACCGACAATTTTATGACCTTCATTGGTCATCTTGAGTGAACCAACACCACGAGAAGAAACACCAAGACAAACTCCTTCACCAATAAGAGATTTTGCAATCTTACCCATTGGAGTTTCTAGAAGTTGTGCCTTACCTCTAAAATTATTTCCTTCTTGAGTGAGTGAAACAATCTTATGAGAAACACGATCAAGATTTACAGTTGGTCCATCTGGATGACCGAGTTCACCCAAAGCACGACCCTTTTGAATGAAACTCTCATCATATCTTTTTACTTCACGTGAAAGAGTTTCCATAGGATACATTCTGCCATTTCTATTGCAGATGTTTCCTTGGAGGAAAACACCTTCAATATACATTTTTTTGGCAGATCCTTTGCCTTCTACGATAAATTCTACTTTTTGAATTTCTTCTGTGATGAGTTTCATTTTTTTATTCTGAGACTAATTGAACGACTTCTGTGATGCTTACATCTGTGGATCCGCCAACTGCTAGAGCAGAAACTTTTACACTTCTAGAAAGAGTGGCACCAGTTGCAGTAATTACACCAACAATTGAAGATGTATTTGCAGCAATAGTAACTGATGCATCAGTTGTAGCAGTTATTAATCTATGAACTGTATTAATTCCTGCAGGTTGAGCATTTTCAATTGTTACATAATCACCAACTAAAAATGGATTTCCAGCATTATTACCAAAAGTAATGACAGTTGATGTTCCTGTAGTAATTCCTGCTATTTGTTGCTTTGCGATTCTTTCTTTCAAAACTTCATTTCCAAAAGGAGAAATTAAGAAAGAATTAACAGTAGCTACAGGATCTCCACCAGTTTCTACATATACTGCTGTTGAAGCACAAGCAACACGAATATAACCACTTTTGAGTGCAATTGGATTACTCGTAGCTGCTACAGAAACTGTAGGAGAAATTCTATTTACGTTTTGAACAATTTTTATTGCCATTATTCATCTTCTCCTGGTTGATCGGCATCACCAAACATTAGTGATGCTATTTCTGGGCGAGCAGCATCTACTCTTTCGGCAGCTTTAGTATATAATAATTCTTTAATTTTATCAGAAACATCCGAAGGTGCTCCATCGGTTGCGATCAAATCGATAAGTTCTTCCATAAAAAGTAGTTTATATTTATAAGATTATTTATATCTTCCCACCTTTGGGTTCGGATGGGATTTCTGGTGCCGGAGCAGCGGTTGGTTCCATTGGAACTTCTCCAAGTGCTGGTCCACCATCGACTGCACCTTCTGGAGGAATTGGATTACCCATCTCATCAACTGGTGCATTTGGATCTGGAATAATACCTTTTTCAATTTCATCATCAATTTGAGCATCAATTTCAATAATCTCTGCATCAGTTTGACGAAGAATTCTTTTTCTTACATATTCAGTGGAATAATACTTACCGATATATGGTTCCATTTGCGTCATCAAAGTCAGGCGATTTGTTAGAAGTTCAGCTTCTTTGAGTTCTGCAAAGTGATTATCATATAGAAAATCATATTGAATATGATCTTCCATTTTTTCCCAATCTTCTGGTGTTACAACATTCTTTAAAAGAAGTTGAGTACGAAGCATATCATTAAACATATTAGAAAAACGCTTTCTAAGTCTCCCTACAAACTTAGAAAACTTAAGTTCATCTCTTAAAATTTCAGATGAACGACCAAGATTAAAACCATCACCACCACCAGCGATTCTGGATTCTGGAACTCCAAGTGCTCTATAAAGTTTTTTCTGGAAATATTCAATATCGGCAAGTTCGCCAAGATTTTGACCACCAGGAAGTGTGGTGATTTCAGTTCCTCTACCACCTTCTCTTCTTGGAAGCCAAAAGTCCTCAAGCATTGCCATATATTTACGGTCGTCACGGATTTCTCCAGTGTTTGCATCGTAAACAAGTTTGTTGCGATAGCGACTCATCACTTCTTTAAGATATTGTTCTGCCTTAACCTTTGGTAAGTTGCCAACATCAATGTAGAAAATTCTACGCTCTGGAGCGCGTGATAATCTATAAATTACCAAAGAATCTTCAATCATTCTTAGTTGATTGAGTGCTTTGATTGCTTTATGTAGATATGAGAGAACAGTTCCTTTGTTTCTATCTACAAGACCAGATGTGCAATAAGTAATCGAATCTTTTGCAATTTTAAGAGATCCTTTCGAAGCACCACTCAAAGATCCCATTGGATAATTTGGAGTTGGTGAATAGATGAAATATTCTTCAATATCAGAATAAGACATCTCAGTATTTGTAAGATTAGCGTTTGCTGTAAGTGTACTAACAATTGCTTCACCATTTCTTCCTTTCGTCTTCATTTCTTGACGAACGTGCTTCATTTTCATTGGATCAATATACCTGATTTCTTTGATTCCTTCTTCAGGTTTTTTGACATCAATAACTTTCAAGTAATATAATCTACCATCAACATACCAATTTCTAAAAATTTCGTGACACTTTCGATCAAAATCCATCATTTCTTTAATGGACTTAAACTCATCTCTAATAATCTGCTTTAACTTATCACTTGCGTTTAGATTTGATAACTCAATTTCTACTGGAGAATCATAAAGATCGCTCACAATTGCTTCGTTTACCACATCCTCAATTGCAGCATCGCACTCTGGATGCAATGCCATCTCACGATAGCGACGCATTAAATCAAATTCAGTCCTGTAAACACCCTCAATATCTACATATTGACCATAAAAACCAGACTGAATAAAATAATCAACCCCGTCCTCATCAGTTTGGGGAACGGGGGATATTATAGATTTAGATTTATCTTCTTTATCCTCAATCGAAAAACCAAAAAGTTTCGCCATTTTATAAATTTAAACGTTTATTATCTACTATTTAGTTAATATCTTCACCACCAGCTGATGGTGAATTTCCTTTAATTGCTTCCCACCAGTGAACTTGCATCTCTACAGTAAATTCTTGAATCGAATCAGTTTCATAAGAAAGATTGATGCTGCCAACACTTGTTGGGAACGTATCATAGAAATGATATGCTCTTAGAATTGTTCCATCACGGTTTAACTGATAAACAAAAGCATCTGCTTGATAAAGAGATGGATCGGTCGTACCAGTATTGTCCGAAAGACGGTTCATATAATTACTCCACTTTTCAAAAGCAGAGCGAATTGCAAAATCAGTGTCATTGAGAACAGTGATCGTCCAAGTTTCGAATGTGCGATCACCAGCAAGTTTTAAAGTTCTTCCTCTAAAGGCAACTTCAACTGGAGTTACATTAGATGCTGGGAGAGCTGCTGCCTTAACAAGAAATCTAGACTTATCTAGAGTATTTGAATCTACATTAATTGCTGCAGGAAAAGCAAGCTCAACTTCAAAGAGGTTACTTCTGGTGCCACCACCCGACAGTTTGCTCTTGAAGTCTGTAATCTTCCTTAAAGGAATTGTGTTAAGCTGGGTTCTGGTTGCCATAGTTTTTAAACCTCTAGGTTAATTAAAAGTTTCCGATTACTTCTTCAAAATCAACACCAGTCTTGGTGGCAATAAAGTTTAGACCGATGAAGTTAATCGATCTAGCTGGTTTAATGTAAATGTCAGCAACAAATTCATTATTATCTATCACCGCAGCAGTGTTGTTTGTTTCATCACAAACTACAACATAATCAAAAATACCTCTCTTTGCTTGAACATCGCGGAGGAATGGTTCAACAGTGTTTACAAAGTTGGTTCTAGTGATTTCATCATTAAATTCAAAGAGAGCATCTTTTGCAGCTTGAGAAATTGCATTCTCAAGGTAAATGAATAGGCGACGAACATTAATTCTATCGAAAGCTGATGCTTTAGCAAAACCTGTTCTATCTCCAAACAAGATAATACCAGATCCTGGTGAGAAGATTACAGGATTAACTCTATTTGAATAAAGTTGATCTCTTTGAGATTTTGTTGGATTATAAGCAAGTTTGACAGCGTTTAAAATTGCTCCTCTTGCAGTCCCTGCTGGAGAATACCATGGGAAGTTATTAATATCGTTACGAGCACAAAGACCAGCAAGATCTCCATTGAGTGGAATATATCTAAACGTATTAGCAAATCTGTCATACATATACTTATATCCACTATCAAATATCGCGTATGATGATGAAGATATTGGTGAATAGAATGATAAGACGTTTGCAGTAATATCTGCTGCTGAATTGACTGTTACGGCAGTTTGTGATGAAGTATCAGTTAAAGCAGCGGCTCTATATGGAGAAATAAATGCAACTGCATCTTTTCTTAATTCTGCAACAGAAATTAGTTTATTAGCAAGTGCTTGAGCATTTTCTTTAGTATATGCAGCAGATCCCATAAGTAAGAAATCAATTGTATAATTATCGGTTGATTCGAATAAATCGTATCC